CCCTTGCTGTTGTACACATCGACAACAACGACACCTGTAGGGTCTACCGCCGCTTTCTGCTCCGCATCTGCGATTGCAGTACGGAGCTTTGTCAGTGTAGAGGGGTGCATGAGTGAGGTCTGGGTGATCATGTTGGTTTACTCTTCGTCGAGGTCGACTGCTTCAGTAGCACCCGATGCACGCATGGTAACAAACTGTTGCAGCACGATCAAGTAGTTTACCGCTTTACCGACAGACCAGGCGTGAACATGCGTTTCGCTTTTGGTCACATGGTCTTCAGTGACGACGAAACGAACGTCAGTGTCAGTCCAGTCGATGTTGATCACGCGTTTGCGATTACCGAGCTTGATTGTGCCAGACGGCGTTTGCACCTTCCACCAAGGGAGTGTATCGATCAGACTTGGAGAGTACTCGTTGTCAATCGACATGACCGAGATGACGTCGATGTTTGCGAGAAGGAACAGAGCGCGGACTTGCGCTTCAGTGGTGATTGCTTGTACTGCTACACGGGCTTTGCACATGATTGATACCTCTATGATTTAGTTGGAACTTCAGTTTGTGTGTGCTGCATTTGTAGTATTGCACCGTTTCGCACGGCGTCAACCTTTTACCGTGCTTGATACAGGATGCGATCAGCAACGCGATAACCCACGATCTTCTGGATCTTGGTGTCGCTGTAGTAGACAGTTACGTTACCGTGTAGGCCGTCTTTGTTTCTGACGTAGAAGTCAACGATTGCTTTACCATCGTCAGTCAGCGTCACGCCGCGCTTGAACTCAGTAAGGTCTTCAGGGCATTCGAGGTCAGTGTCTTCATGCCACTCTTCATCGGCGTCATGTTGACGCGTAACCAGAGCAATATTGATGTTCGAGTCGACGCCATCAAACATGATGTTGCAGCGACGACCAGGTTCGAGGATCAAGCGGCCAACAGTTAAGCCAGTCTCAGTGCTGGCGGCCTGCTTGATGAGTGTGATATCTTCGCGAGTTGGAATCCAGAAAGGCATGTGATGTTCTCCTTACGTACATGGTATAATTTCACTTCACATACGCAGTATACGACAGATCACATCACGTTGTACAGTTATTTCCTCAATAAGTCCAAATAAGTCTTCGCACCTGGAGACCACACCGCATCGCATGTTCATAGCCTGATTTGTTTGTGTCGCACCACGATGGGTAGACGTGAGTTTCGAGAACCTGATACTTCTCAACCATATGCTCAGACTCAACGGCCGGAGTGTCGCACACGTTGCAGAAGAACGAACGCGGCAACCCTGCGCACGCATGACATACACGACGGTTCATATGATCAACCACTTACTGTAGTTTGCGACTACTGCAATGCAGCCACCAACATTGAGGATGCTGATGAAACGATTACCTGCAGTGGTACTGTCGGTTAGCACGATAATGAGTTCTTTCAAGCCGAACGCTACAATCAACGCCAAAACCAAATAACTGAAATTCATTGTAATTTCCACTCACTGATAAGTTTTTCGGCGCGCTCAACCGGAATGTCACGGCGCCCACTGATGTCAAAATCTGCAATAGCTTTCTTGCGTTTGGTGAATGTGTGTTGCTTGACGATGATCATGCCGTTGTAGAAAGGTGATACACCATGATCAATGCATACCCATGCACCAACAAACTGTTCAATCAGCCAACGCACGCTTATCGCTCCATCTGTCATACATCACGATTGTGGCAGTCTTGATTGCGAGGTCGTTTGCCTTCACGCTTTGACGCCATGACTTGCATGCATCAAAGTCAAATTCTTTATAACCCACTTTCGAATGGTCGTTATAGAAACTTACATTTGAATGCATGTTGTAAATGTTTGTCATCAGTTTGATGAACGTTGACAGTCTCATCCAACGTACCATTATCGATCCCTCTTCCCTACAACACCGTCGTAAAACGAATTGCCGTCTTTGTTAGCCCAGTATTCGATCTTCTCTGCACACTCCAGGCAGTACCAAGCTTTCATCACAGTGTTGAAGTGATGCGCGCTGTCAGGCTTCTGGCACTGGGTAACATTGCAGTTCTGACCTTCAAGGCCTTTACCAGGCAACGGTGCCTTTGGTTCGTATTGCGACATGTTACAACCCCTTACGCTTGAGATCGAATACCCACCAGCAGTACACTTGTAAGGTGTAGCTGAACATTTCAGGATCGGTCATATTGTTTACGTTGATGATACCCGCAGCATGCAATGCGCAGATCAAAGGAGTTCCTCGGCCAATTCCTGGCTTGATAGTGCAAACCATGTCGTGCACAGCATCAACGAAACCCCCTAGATCGTTGTGCGACAGGGAGTTGCACATGTATTCGTGGTCGTACAGGCAGTACTTGCGAGTCACAATCATTTGTTCAATCGCTTCAGATAGCTTCACAATTCAATCTCCAATTTAGCTTATGCGCTCAGTGTACTGCCTGGACAGGATACGTGCAAGCAGTTACACAGGGCGTTCCAACAGACATTTGATACGGAAAGTGAGTGTATGACGACCAACGTCCCGCGAAACGGTTTCAGCGATCTTCAACAGCTCACGAGCATCATCCCAGAGAGCTTCAAACTTGCGAGACTGCTTAGCGTGATAGCTGATGAGATCGTAGGTTTTCTTCAGTTCACGGCGCATGTTGACAATGTCATTCATCGCGTAAGCCAATTCAAGCTCGACCAACGTTGCATCTTCATGCCGAACGTACCCACCATCATCCATTGGACCGAAGCGAACGTAGGTGCATGCCTCGTCTGTATCGAAGTCATAACGCTGCATGCGGCTCATAGTATAGGCCATTCAGGTTGGTGAGTGAGCAGCTTGAGCCCTTTAGGCAAACGCTTAAACATGCGATACATGAAAGATTCCCACCGCGTCAAGTACCGACAGTTGCTAAACAGGTCGATCATCAAGAAACCGTTAGGCGAATGTTGCATAGTGACAACACGCAAGCCCAGACGATTAGCCAATTCAAGCATCACAGATGACTCATCGCTAGCAATGCGCAGACGCGATAACGACTTGGCGCGTTCGATCAATTCATGATCATTGAGCTTCACGGCATCGCGTGCCTGCATCAACGATCCCAACCCTGCATGGCTCATGGTTTATTCGTCCAGAAAAGCTGAGGTTTGGGTGCGAGTAGTCTTACCTTCAGGCACTTGATGATTGACTGTTGTGCTACCACCACCTTCAACCACATAGACATAATGGTTATGAATTTGGTTCGGCACTGCAACAGTGATGCGGCTTACTGCACGACCATCAGGCAGCGTACCGACTTTCATAGGGTTGTTGAAGTTGCTTTGGTTTTGGTATACAGCTTCACCTTGTGACGGGCCACAACCAACAAGTGCCAACGACAGTACAGCAAGAGCGAGAATCTTTTTCATGAGTGTTACTTTCCTTCAGGTAGTTTCAACATTTCACGGAGGGTATCGAGCGCACGCAACCAGCCATCGCGGACATAATTGTCATCAAGCTCGGGCAGTTTGTCGCACTCATCAAGAGCATCAGACAGCGCTTGGAAGCGATCAGCAGGAACAGTTGCTTCACCACCTGCAAGACCTTCGCTATCATCAGCGGCTTGACATGCTGCACTTGCAACTTCACCTAACAGCCCAAGCAGACACATGATCTTGGTATGTTCGGCTTCTGTTAAGTTGATATTAAAACTCATTGCTAACCACCTTGTCAAGTGTTTCGTCTTTGATTTCGATGAGCTTCAACAAACGCTCTTCGGTAGTGATGCGGCGGTCGACTGTATAGCGACTGGCATTGTTCTGCATGTCGATGTAAATTTCAACCAACATTCGTGGCAGCTCTACGATCCCCATCAAGTCTTTGGCTTTGCGTTGCGCTTGCTGAATGACAATGTGGTAGTCAACATAGGCGTCAAGCATCGCACTTGTCAACGTAAGATTTGGAGCACCACGATTGAACAGCATCATAGCGAAGTTGGCAACGTCGACAGGATCACCCTTGCTGATCTCTTTAACAAGCATCTGCGCCAGACTTTCCTCGGTGCATTGAGACTTATCATCCCAGCCACTACGACCGCGCTCACGCATGCGAGCCATCTTGTTCTTCATTGCTTGAGCGAATGTATCGATTGCGATGTCGTCAGCGTGACGGTCCCTGTAGGCGACTTCTTGTTCACGCCAATTCAGGATCTCGTGATAGCTGAAGCGCATGCCGTCGATGAGAATATAGTCAAGTTCTTTTGCAACAGGTTGCATTGCCTCTTCAGTCAAACACTTCGGATAGCCACAATGAAGGTTGTGCATCTGGCAACCACCCAATGCGCTCATGTTCTTACACGTCTTTGCCACGTTACTTCTCCACAAATTCAACGCGCTTGCCATCAACAATAGCAGCGACTGGTTTACATTTGATAACAGTGTTGTTGATGACCACCTCACCTTTCAAGTAGCAAGACGTCTTGACATCTTCCTGAGGCGAGTATCGACCACCAACGAAACCTATACCCGCTGCCACACATACGGCGATGATGAAAGCAGTAAAGCTGTCCATTATTCATCACCTCTATGTTCAGCGATCAACCGCTGGATTTGTTCGGCCCATTCAGTGTCGAGTTGCAACACGCCTACCTCTTCTAGCAACTCGACAAGTTCTTCGTATTTCTGCTTACTGGTCATTACCCTCTCCACTTTAAAGTCCAAGCAGACCCGTTGAAGTTTGTGATGATATCAGATACGCCGTCTTTCTGGAGCACTCTGACTCTGTTGTTCAGTTCAGCCTCAGTAGCAAACACTTCAAAATTCATTTGACTTCCTTGATTTCTTCAAGATCTTTGAGTGGGTGAGTGAAGAATGGATAACCACCTTCTGGATCAAGTGTCAAGCTGATGTGATGCACACCAGTAATACGAGTATCATCACTTGCGCAACCGTAATCGTGCATAACGCACTTCTGCACAACTGTGCCCTTGGTCGCTAAAGGTTCAGTCGTACTGTCAGTCAGCAAACGAAATTGTTTGACGCTCATTTGAGTTCCTTAACAGCTTTGCGCAGGTTGTTGAGCAAGCGCATATTGATGGTGAGGGCGTTGTCTTCAGTTTTACCAGTGCTTGGGTGAACGTAGGTTTCTTTGTATGGTCGCCCACGTTCAGCTTCAGACCGATCTACCTCGGCAGCGATCATTGTAGCGATTTCAACGACAGATTGCAAGCGCTTCAGTTCTTTCTGCAAGTCCTTCTTGGTACACATACCACACTGGTAGACCTCGCTGTAGAATTGTTTACCACAGACAGCAACTTCGCCGTGACCCATTGTAGTGTGGCCGTTGCAATAGCTCAGTTGACGATTACTCATGAGGCACATCCGGATTTTCAAGTGGGTTTGTGTACGGGACAATTCGAATACCGTCACCGAGTGAACAGTAGATTTCATCGAGGTCGCCGTAGTAATAGTAGATCTTCAGGTACTGATAACCACGGTAACCACAGAATTCATTGGCTTCCTCGATTCGTTCCTGCTCGGTCATTGCGCAACCAGTCAGAACCGAAGCCAACATGCACAACAGGAGTAAACGTTTCATGGTTTCACCTTCCGTGCTAAGCGTTGGGCCTTACGCTTTTGTTTGCGCTTGACACCATGGCCTTTAGGGAGTTTGTAATCGGTGATGTGTTTGCAGCGGCCGTATGACTTGGCCCACACCTTAGGGTCAGTGATATCATTGTGGAATTTGAAAAACATCACCACACCGCCTTGTAGGTCGTTTCAAACATGGAGTTGGCGTGAGCGATGTATTCAATCGCGCTTTGGTCGCTGAAGTCAATCTGCTGAAACATGCTGTTCCAAGAACAAGTAGGGAACAGCTTTTGCGCGGTGAGGAAGATTGCACCACCGTCGTGCAGGGTGCCTTTGATCCAGGTACCATCGAAGCCCGAAGCTTCAAAGGTTCTGTTGAGGACATGCTGGGCTTGAGTGATCATCTCGAATCTCCTTTACATGATAAGTTGTTGCTTCACTATGAGATCGATTGTATAGGTGATCACTCAACGCCACAAGCATTATTTTACAGGGTATCGCCCCTCACGCACATCTCTAGCGCTTACGTTGATTGGCCATAACTTCGGATCTGGCTGATACTGCACCACGCTGTAGGGATTATCGAGTAACTGAAGGCTATCCAGTATTCTCAATGCTTCCTGAGTCGTCGCCAAGTCAGCTAGCCTGTTCAGTTGCGCTTGGTTGATTCGATACCCTCGCATCACGTCCCTCCAACCATTCACGGTCAATGAATCCATCAACGACAAAGCCGTTCAGTTCGACCTCACCTTCAGCAGGAAAGGTTTCACCACGACGACCATAGAACAACTTGCCTTCAATACCCTTGACAGGATCATGTACGAAGTAGTTTTCATCGGTGACTTCAATGATGATCTGGTGCATGCCACCCTGAATGTTCAGAGATGGAACGCTTACCAGATACGCACCTTCGTCTACAAGTGTCGGTAGGGATAGACTATCGAACGACGTGCAAGGGATTTCAAGCTCTTTCAGCAGTTGACCCATCGACGTCGCACCAGCACGATAGCGCTCATGGAACTGATCAATGAGCCCCTGTACAGGTTCATCTACAAGCATTGCCAGGCATGTTGCAACACAACTCACAGTGCAAGGTTGTGTTTGGTGTTTAATGAGCATATTCACTCCCGATTTGACGACTGCGAAGGCCGAAGTGTACAGGACACATTACAGCACCCCAAATGCCAGTGTGGCCAATTGGTGGGCAACAGCAACCTTTAGGTCGAGTTGCTTTCAGCTTGGCGTTCTCAACCTTTGCAACCCACTTACCACACTTGGCTGTCACGATTGCCATGATCTCTTCAACCGTAATGCCAGGTTGGTGTGCGTTGATCATGTCAACTGCGGTAATGATCAAGTCGACAGCTTCACCGATAACACCGTCAGGGCTTGCTGGACGATCTTTATCACCACAGTCAATAGCGACTTCAGTTGCAAGCTCGCCTGTTTCTTCGGTGACAGCGAGCATGATTCGTTTCTTGTCGTAGGTGCAATACTTCTGCGACACGCTCAGGATATGAGTTATAGGGCAGTTCATTACTTCACGCGCTCCACACTACCCCATTCCGAGTTATGGAAGCAGACGACCTTACCTTTAGGGTTGACGGCGTAGAATGTTTCAGCATCCCAATTAACGCTATCATCTTTCCAGGTGTTGCTGTCGTTCTCGACATCACGTTCATGTCGATACACAGCCTTGAAGTCGACGCCCATTACCTTCGACAGTGCCAGGCACGAAGCATCATCACGCTTGTACAGGCCTGCAATGTATTCAACCGCGAACTCGTACACATAGCGATAGTCGCGCTTTACATCTTCAAGGGTATTAACAGTAGTCATCATGCTTCTCCGAGTTGAGCAGCGGCCAATTCACGCGCTTGAGCGCATTCCAACCAGCCTTGCCATTTATTGTTGAAGAGCATCCAGGTAGTCTGGTCGGTGCCCTTAGTGAAGTTGTAGTTGTTGATAGCCCAGAAGACACCGTTTGGCACTTTGTTGGCAGCTTCAAACAGCGCACGCTCAGTGTAGATGTTGACCTTCAGTGAGTTCTTATAGTCGTCAAGTAGGATGACGGTATCAATAGTGCGATGTCCGAACCCTGGTTTGTTGTGTTCGACCTCAGCGGTATAGATGTTCATTAACCAGTTCCTTTACATTGAATAGATGGCGCTGTTAGCACCGTGTTCTTTGACTTCGACCGAGCTTAACTGACAACGCGGTGAGAAACCTGCGTCATGTAGCCATTGCTCAGTGACTTCAAAGATCATGTGAGCAAACGCTTCACAGCCTGCTTTAGGAACCACTACGATACGCGCAATTCCGATGTCATGCAAGTTCTGAAGGGTAGCCAGATGCGGATCATCTTCAGCGACCAACATTGTGTGATCGAAGTTGTCTTCGAGGATTTGCTTCAGACCTTTCAGACCACCGAAGTCAACTACCCAATTGCGCTCATCAAGCACTTCAGCTTGGAACTCAAAGCGCACTGCGATAGCGTAACCGTGAAGCAGTCGACAATGACTTTCAGCGCGGTGTTGACGAAAGCAGCAACTTAGACCAACTTCATGACCAAAAGTCTTTGTGGATTTGTACATGTTGTGAATACACCTTTAGTTGTGACGCTGACCTAGTGCAGGACGGTTCTGGTCCGTGCAGAAGTTGTTGATATTCCCGCTAGTGCGAAGATATTCAACAGCATCATTGAAATTACCATTGGATCGGACTAGGGCTTTCTTAGAAGCCATCAAACCTTCACCCGTGTGTTCACGCAAGCGCTTTACCAATTCGGCTGTGATCAAAGCAGGTGGCTGGTTAAGTTCAGTCATCGCAATGCTGAGCTTAGTCCAACTCTTATTCATCAACTCCCGTTCAGGGCTGTTGCAGCTTGACAACTCATTCAGCATCGCAGCCATTGAGTTGATTACTTCATGCATCTTGTTGAGGATCTCTTTGTCAGCCATTACAGGGCCGCTCGTGCTGCTTCAACTGCGGCGTTAACGCGAGCATTGATTGCGTCAGTGGTCAGTCGATCAATGCGCATCTTGACGGCATATTCAACACGCGAGTCAAGTCGATCGGTGTATTCTTTGACCTGAGCTTCAATCCGATCATTCAATGTCTGATAGAACTGGTCGCTCAGTGCATTTTCAGCCGCTGTGGCGATTGCTTTAACCAGACCAGTACCAGGTTTCAGCTTAGTGGTAGAGTTCCATGCCGCACTTGTGTCGAAGTACTTTTGTACCACTGACTTGACGTCGATTTCCTGGCTGACTTCATTTGACAGAGTACGCAGATACGCCTGCACATCGGCGCTGAGTGCTTGCTTGACGTAGGTCTTCGAAACCTCAGCCAGAACCGCTTGCTGAAGCTGTACACGGGCTTCTGTGCCTTCAGGGAATAGTGCTTCAAGTACGTTCATATTGAGCTTCAGCACGCACTTTGCAGGTTGTTCTTGGTTCATGATATAGACCTTCTTCAAATGGATTGTTGTAAAGAGATGCCATCATACATCTCTTTACTTGATTACACTAGCCCTTAACGCAAATTACTTGGCGCAGGGTATGAACGATATCAACCAGATCAGACTGCGCAGCCATGACAGCTTCGATGTCCTTGTAGGCCGCTGGTGTTTCATCAATGACCTCTTTGTCTTTGCGACATTCGATGCCTTTGGTTGCTTCGATATGGTCAGCAACGGTGAACTGCTTCTTGGCTTGGGTGCGACTCATGACACGACCAGCACCGTGCGAACACGAGCAGAACGAATCAGCGTTACCCTTACCACGAACGATGAAGCTCTTCGCACCCATGCTACCTGGAATGATACCCAGTTGACCAACCTTCGCGCTGACTGCACCTTTACGCGTTACCAGAACATCAGAACCAAAGTGAAACTCTTTGGACACGTAGTTGTGGTGAGCATTGACCGCGCTCTTCTGCAAACTGAATGTAGTCAGATGCTTGCGCAACACGCCGAGAGTCAACTCCATCATTTGCAGACGGTTGAGCATCGCATAGTCCTGTGCCCACGACACCGCTTCACAGTAGTCGTCAAACAGCTCAGAACCTTCAACCAGATAAGCAAGGTCTTTGTCAGGCACATGAATGAACTGACGCGCCATTTCTTCTTTTGCTTTGTCGATGAAGTATGTACCGATCTTGTTACCAGCACCACGACTACCCGAGTGCAACATCACCCACACATGGTCACGCTCATCAAGGCACAGCTCGATGAAGTGATTACCACCGCCGAGAGTGCCCATTTGTTTCAACGGGTTGTTTTGGTTGATCAGCGGGTGTTTGGCAAGAATCGCATCATAGCGATCAGCAAGAGCGCTGTAACGCGTGATTGCAGAGTTCGGCGCGACCATCCAGCTACCGTTCTTCGAGCGACCAGGTGTCGACACGAAACCATGAGGTACAGCGCGTTCGATGTCACTGCGAATCAACGCCAAACTGTCTGGCAGGTCAATCGCTCTCAACGAGGTTTCTTGAGCGATCATACCGCAACCAATGTCAACACCTACAGCAGCAGGGATGATTGCACCTTTAGTTGCGATGACACTCCCTACAGTCGCACCCATGCCCCAGTGTACATCAGGCATGACCGCGATATGCTTATGGATGAAGGGCATCTGTGCGACGTTGCGCAGTTGTTCCTTGGCTTGCTCTTCAACAAGCACGCCACGGGTCCAGGCTTTGATCGGCTTACCGTAGCTTTCGATCATCTCATAACTTTGAATGGTCACGATGTATTTCCTTCTTCATAAACGTTTGGAGATGCCATCATAGCATCTCCATTCAGTGTTATACAAGCTCTACGCGAGTGCAGAATTTACCGTGTTTGTCCTTGATAGCTTGGATGAACACGTTCGGCTCTTGATGAACTTTAGCATTGTAGTAAGGTCTGACTTGCTGCTTCCACATCAGTACCAACAGACCGAGTGCAATCAGAGCCCAGACTATACATGCCGCTGCCAACGGGGATCCTGTGGGTATACCACCCAGGAAGAAGATCGAGATTGGCACCCAGATTGCACTTCCTACTATGAAGATGGCTAGTGCTGCAATAATGCAGATGAGGAACGCGAACCACGCACCCTGAATCACTGATGCGATGCAAGTGCGGATGTAGCTACATGTTGTGAACCGTCCACATTCAGCTTTGTGTTCGAACTTTTCGCCCTGGATTTTAAGGTTGAAACGATAGTGCCAGCTTTTGCTAGAGATCTTCATGTAATTTCTTCTTCAAATAATTTTAAGGGTTAGTCAGCGCCGTACATTATACGGGCACGTTCACGCATTCTGCAAGTAACTTCGTACTGTTCGAGCGTCATAGCAAATGCACGGTGAACATGGAACAGCTCACCAGTTTCATCAATGTATTTGATCAGACCTTGGGTAGGTCGAGACACATACCAGAAGCGCTCGTTACCCAAGCTGTCAATTCGAATCTCTTCACCAGGAATCATCACAAATCCTTACAGAACAGCCAGGATGCGTTCGTATTCAGCGTTGAGTTCATCGGCACGCACTTGCGCCAGGGCTTCAGTTGCGAACGGTTCGTTGAATTTGAAGTGAGCATCAACTACCGAGAACAGGGTTTCGGTGCGGCTCAAAGGCATTGCGAGGACTTTAAAGTACATTATGCAGCTTCCTTCAATAGTTGCTGAGTTGTCTCACCATACAGGAACTGCATGATGAGAGGATTGATTGCTTTGGCCTGAGTGATCAGAAACAAATGACCATCATCGAAAACATGGAGTTGCGAGTTAGGAATCCACTTCGCAAGTACCTGCATGTTCACCAACGGGATCAGGGGATCATCGTTGCCTGCGAGAACAAGTGTAGGCTGTTTCAACTTATAAAGCAAGTGAATACTTGTCCAACCATAAATCGCCATCATCTGATAGTAGTAACCTAAACCACCAGTCGACTTCATCTTGGCGGCGTGCGCCTTACACAGCTCCTTGTTGGTGCGGAATTCGCCCCCGTAGATCTCCGGTGCGATCTTTGCGCCGTACTCGTGATCAGTATAACGTCTAGGGCTTGCCATCAACGCTAGCACACGCGCAGAGGGCGGCACACTAGCAAAGCCAGCAGACGTCGCAGCAAGGATCAGCTTCGAGCAACGTAGTGGATAGTCGTAGGCAAACTGCTGAGCAAGGAAACCACCCCATGAAATACCGATCACATTGACCTGTCCATGATCAAGCGCGTCAAGCATCTGACTGACGATCTTGGTTAGCCATGAGAACCGATAAGGTAATGCAGGCGTAGACGAACCACCCACACCAGGCACGTCGAACACAATCACTTCCACATCAGGGTCGACTGCATTGACGATAGGGAACATCAGCTCAAGACTTGCACCAATGCCGTTGAAGACTAACAGCGGCGTGAGATGCGCTTTACCTGGGCGTGTTGCGGTGCGAATTGTTTGGCTGCCAATGGCGATAGTACGGAATACGAACTCGGTCATTATTATTTTCCACCACGTAACACATGACTAGGATTAGCCACAGTGCTTCTAGCTTTACTTATTTCGTCAGATCCTTGAGAGAGATAATGTGTTGCGGCATCACGACTTTGACATCTGCGAACGCTTCGTTGACCATCTTCTTGGTCAACCAGATTTTACCACTTTCGGCATCATGAGTGCAGCCCGCATAAAGCTGGGTACAGTTGCCGAAGGTGCAACCAACGTTCGACTGGTCACCGTCGAGGTGAAGGCGCCATTTACCGTCGATCATGTCGCCTTCATCGAAGATCATTGCACCTTTAGAATGCAGCGCTTCGAGCTTCAGAGCGAGGTCAACCGCAAGCAGGAACGCGTTGTATGAACGCTCGTTATGAAACCAGTCTTTCTCGATGACTATCACGCTTCACCTTCTTCAAAATCGTTGTAGGTCTTGTCTTTGTTGTCACCGTAACCCATGAGGTAGACGATGACACGAGTGCCGCTGTACAGATCGACGGCCCAGACACCTTTGAACCATGGGTCCGGGATTACTTGCTTGACCTGCGTCATGTCGTAGGTCGATTCGTTCTTCAGACAGTCGATAGCACCTTGCTTGGTGTCTGGGTATTGTGCTGGTTTCTTGTTAGTCATTTGATGCACCTCATGGTCTAAGATTGCTTCACGATGAGATCGATTATATTCAGGTAAGCACCATAAAGCAACAGGTCTTTATGGTCGATTATGTTTGACTTCTGCGACCAGTACGTCACGTAGGTTACCGAGAGCAATGCTCGGGTCTTCTCGGTCGTCGTACTCTTCAGCAAGCTCTAAGATGCGCCGTCGAAACGCTTTGTGAGCGTCAAGATAGCGCGCAGCATGATTGATCGATGAGTCAAGCACGTTACCAATGACGTCGATGTCACTGCGCAGAGCGGAGTTCTCAGCAATGACACGCTGAAGCAAAACGGTATCAGCATGAGCTTCAAGGTGTAGATCACTGATTTTCAACTGAAGATCGGTAACCTGAGTCTTCAATCGTCTGAGTTCTTCAGCTTGTTCATCGTAGGCCGAAGCCATGACCATTTTAACAGAATGACCAAATTGGTTTACGTCATACCGCGGAACAGTTTTCATGGCTTCGTTACCCCATACCTGATTAGTAGAGTTCACGTCATCAAATCTACTACACCTGATCGCGCAACGCAACTCTTTACCTTCAAATAGAAAACGGTGTCACTCGGACACCGTTTTGGTTTCTTTTCGCTTTGGGTAACAGATGACCATTATTGTAACGAATATCCCAAAGCCGAACATTCTCAGGTAGTCAAGCATTAGTTGAGAGTCTGTGAAACACATGGTCATGACTTCCAGATCATTACATGGAGGTTGCGTGTACCATCATGATGCCCTTTACAAGCATCGCAGTGATGCACAGCCCAGCAACCACGATCAAGGTCTTTGCTGTACTTTGCCAACAGTTCCATCTTGTCTTGGATAAGATGATAACCTGTAGCAATTTCACAAGTAGTACCTTGCTTCGAATTCCACCAGGCGCTCAGTTCACGAATGATGTTTTCAAACACCGCGAGTTCGTGCGCGACTTCGATATTATGTTCGAGCATGTCATTCACCTTGAGTGTTGAGGAATTCAGTGTAGTCTTCAGCGATGCACACGAGCATTGGCAAATCAACTACTGCGGTTTTAGCGACGACGTTGGCGGCCACAAGCAAGTTGAACAGCGCGTCAATCAGCATCTGTTGCTGGTTCTCGGTAAGCATGATATAGAGTTCCTGTCAGTGTTGAACGAGGCAGCAGAGAGTGCTACCAGAATCATAACACATTTTCACGATGTAATCACCACCGTCGATTTTAGCCTGAACCGAAGACACGAACAGACCTTCTTCGTAGTGAGACGAATCGACGATGACCTCGAAACTTGGGAATGCGCGTCTGATAGCAACGATCATGGCGCGGGTGTTGTTGTCCGGCAAATCGTCATACCGATCGTAGATGATATCGTTTAGGATTTTCTCAATACGATCAATGATTACTTGGGACATTTCAAACACCTCGGTAGTTTCTGTCTCGATGTGTGTATTCTGCTACCACACACCGAGACAGTCAACAACTATTTCAACACCAACCACATTTGCTGAAGCCCGCGTTGACACGGCGCTTCAAGCATGATTGACACCACCCTGCCAGACCAACACGCGACTGAACTTCAGCGGGTGTCAGTTTGACATTGAGGTTCTGTTTACGATGAACGATCTTGTTCAGTACGGGTTTGTAAAGGCTGATCAGTTCGAATTCCTTATCGAGCATTGCCGAGTGGTTGTCGAACTGATGCAACACAGTGAACTTCAGATCTTTACCGTTCGCTTTGTGCCAGCGAAAGCGCGCTGATGGTTTCTGCATCGTAGTACCGATATACACCAAGAAACCATCACGCTCGCCCTTGTAGACTGAATAGACCCGACTCATCACAGGTTGACGATCTTCAAGATGAGCCAACCGATGCCTAAGCCTGCAACGTAGCTACACACAATGATTGCTGCTGTGTATAGCATATACTTGCAAAGCTTTCGAAAAGAAAACTTCTCGGGCTGTTTCATTTTTAGATCCCCAGTTTAACGTTGACGTCAGGGAGAATGACCGATGGCTTGAAGGTAACGCGATAGCGATAGACGCTGACATTGCTACCTTCAAGCTGTTCGCTGAAGTATGTCACATTATCAGATAAGCCCAGCGAATGCTTCTTGTATTCGTTTGGGCCAGTTTTGCAGGTCACGTCAAGCTTCTTAGCGACCGATGCATCAAACGAGCAACGACCTTCAAGCGACAACATGTACTCACCTGTGATGCCGTTGTAGAACACGATGCGGCGGGTGACTTCGAAGTTGTTAGCAGCTTTCGACAGATTGCTTGAAGCGACCTGTGCGTCATCGCAACCAGACAAAGCAGTCAGCGACATAGCGAGAACAAGACCAGCGAAAATGCGTTTCATGTAAGTGTTCCTTCAGACAGTTTGTGGTTGGGTGTTGTTTGCGGCCCAGATGTCGAACGCGACCTGAGGATCCATCTTGCCTTTTGTTGCCGTCATACACGAGCGAACGAACGCGGTGCGATCAGCGAAAGTGCCGTTACGAAAGAACTTCTTACACCAATCTATTGCATCCTGACCCCAGGCGTTGGACCAGGTACGAGCAGGATCATCATTCATATACGGCTTAGTCATAACACACTCAGTTGATGGTTGGATTAGTAGTAGAGTTCAGCGTAGACGATGCTAAGCGCTGTCAAGATGCCTATTGTAACAACAAAACAAACGGATAGTCTAGCGATAAGTTTGATCATTGTAGCCTCAAAAGCAAAGAGCCCCGAAGGGCTCTGATGATTATTCAGCGTCAATCAGACCGTAATGACCCCAACCTTTGTCGCGAACCTGAAGCAACTTACCGTTCATCATGATCTTTTGACCAGGGCGCAGCAGGATGCGAGTTTCTTTTGCGCGTTCGTGAGAAGTGATCGACGTTGCGCAGTTGTTGATCCAGTACAGCTCATGCTTGCGCTCAGTTGCTTTCGCTTCAGCGGCTACAGGGTCTTCGTTGTAGTCTTGAGCGTAGTAAGCGACACAGTACGGCCGAACTTCTGGATACATCGTGCCGTGGCGAGTGGTTTCTTTGCTGACACAGAACTTCATGCCAGTAGTGAAAGGATCTAGGTCGTCGCGGGACAGTTCAATCACATCTTGTTCAACGTCAACGATTGTTACTGCTGGGAAGTCTGCGATAGTTTTCATGATTTAATTCCTTCTTCACGTTGTTTGTTTCGATGTGTTCATTCTATCGAGAACAGGTAACTATGCCTAATTGCCATTTCCTATAGGTTTTGCAATTCCGATAGGGATGCATCGAGTCTCTTTCAGATCGCGTCTGTATGAACACATCACCGAGTTTGCTTCACGCGTGTAGCGCAACAGGTCTTCAATCATTGTCTTCAGTTGCAACGATTCATCATAGGTCAGAGCGACATAGACATGATCATCCTGAGGGATAACCTTCCAGTGCAGGTTGTACTTACCAACAGGCGCTGGTAGTGCAGGGTGCGAGATGACAGATTGTGGCTCAGGTGACTTGACAGGGTCATGACCACAACCAACCAGCATCGCACAAAAAATCGAGGCCATCAACAGTTTTTTCATTTGCATGGTGTTGCATCTCCAGTCGCGCATGAGATCTCATCAGCGAAGTTGGCAAAGCTCTTGTTGATCATTTTCTCGGTCAGTTCGGGCTTAGCACGCAATATAGCCTCACGCCCCTTGAACCCCTCAACAGAGCGCTTCGAATCGAGGAACTGTTGATTAGTCTTAGCTCGCTCAACACCTACAGTAGCCTGATTGGCCGCATCTCGCTTGATCTCGGCATTGCGCTCTTCGACCTTCGATTGCAGCGCAGACAGATCGCTTTGAAAGCCCGCAGCTTCGACCTTAGCATCACTGGTCGCGTTGATGAAGTACATGGTTGATGCGAACAGCACGGCAATCAGAATCCCCACACCACCGATAATGTAGGGTTTAATCATAGTGAACATGCGACTTCTCCTATTTGGGCTTACGCAAGAATGATGCAACGCCTGATGTCTTGTTGACGACCAACAGCGACTTGGCATTGGAATAATGTTTCTGGACGAAGGTGCGCAGTTGCTCATCCTCGATGTAGCCATCCCACTTAGCGTATGGGACCTTACCTAGCTGACAGCGCACGTAGGTATCATGATCGACTTCAACGTACTTGTGACCTGCAATGCTACCCGACTTGAACGGAGCATCAGCAATCGCAACTCCGTCAGTTGTGTTCGTAGGAGCGGCTGACTCAGCCTCAAGCAAGCCAAGCAATAGGTGTTCAATGAGACTCTGCATATAGGTTCCCGATCTCGATAAGAAATTGTGAATCAAAATGTTTTGGTTCGATTAGTGGTAATGAGAGAAACAGTAGTACCGAGTTTGCATATTTGACCTGATGATCAAACAGCCTGTATTCGAGAATCTTGATTGCCGCATGAGTCTCGAACACGTTAAAGAAACTGATCACGCTGTTGACAATGACCCTTGTGTTGTCCTTGCCTAAGTCATTCCGATTGGTGATCAGCTTCTTAATGATGCTTGCACGGTAAAGGTCTGATTCAAATTCCGCTTCAGTCAAGCAAAACGGGTTATCGTAATGCTTGGCTGCGAAGAGACGAAACGTCGAGTCAGTTATTTGCACTTATGCAACAACCTTTTCTTTGCGTGGACGGTAGCCACCGCGTTTCTTTTTCTCGGCAACAACTGGCGCTTCGACTTTCTCGGATTCCTTAATCACGTCTTCTACGATGTCTTCTACAACGACATCAGGCTTGGCAGTATCGAGTGTATCAAGCAGACTGTCAAGCGCCGTATCGGTGACTACAGGGGCTTCAACGGCAGTGAGTTCACCAATTACAGACGCATCAACTTGTGCCGCAAGACCATCAAATTTGAACGAAGCCAGACCCAAGTGTTCAGCAATACGCTGGTCAAGATTTTTCACGCTGACTAGTAGTTCACCAGTCTTCTCGACAGCCCAACCTTTAGGCGTCGCAATTACGTTGTCTTTGTGCTTTGGTTTGTTGAGGAAAGCAGGAGCGCTCATAAGTAAGTCCACATATTGATTAAGTATGAACCTATTTATGGTATTCTGAAACGACAAAAGAGCGCATAAGCGCTCTTTTGTGTTCTAGCAGTGTTGCTTAGTACCAGTTGCCACCACCAAGTTCTTTGACGAATGCATCAGTCACGTCTTCAACAACGTTGTAGCCGGCGCAACGCATTTTCGAATCGCCGTAGTCAGCAGGGATCGCAACAACGTCTTGTGGATGAACTTCAACGCGCACCACACGATCATCGCTGCTACCGAACGAGCTGATGTACGACTTGGCGCAGACATGCAGCCCATACGAGCAGGTCACATTGCTGTCTTCGTTCACCTGGTTACGAGCAACCCGCACTTCATTACCTACAGAGTTATCCATAGTGTTGGAGTGCTTGTCGAAGTAATCGCTACGCACGACTTTCCATGCATAGAAGTTACCGTTTGGTGCGATCTCGATGTCGTTGTGAGTCAGGAAACCGTACAGTTCGTTGACCGAACGGTTGCTTGGGTTCAGCATCAGCTTGTCCAGGAAGTTGAACAGCGACTCAACACCTTCAACGCCGTCATTCTTGATCGTGTCGATGATGCGCTGGCTCAGTTTACCGCTGACTTCGAACGGTGTACCTACGTCAGGCGTGTACAGGATCGTACCTTTGACCACGTCGACCTTGAACTTGCCGTTGGTGAAACCTTCAACCATTTTCTTCGGCGTGCACATGAAGTATGCTTGTTCAAGTGCATCCTGTGCCATACCGCTGGAAACGATCAGGTCGAACACTTCAGTGAAGTTGTCGGCGCTGCGATCAATCACAACCGAACTGTCAACCGAGCCATTCACCAGGCGAGACAGACTGATCGATTTGCGAGTTGCCAGTACGCGGTATTCGACGTCTTCATCTGCGACAACTGGTTGACGATAAGCATCACCGTCAGCGTAACCACCTGCAACGCCAGACACAACAGCCTTTTTCGATGCGGATTTCTTGACTTTCACAGGCTTAGCGGCAGCCGATGCGTTCGCTTGTTCGATCCAACGACCGAGAGTACGGATAGACACTCCATAGTAAGCCGAAACGTCAGTCTTGGTGCAGCCATTTGCAACCATGTCATGGGCAGCAATCTTGGTTTCGATTGGAGTGTTGAGAGCTTTAGTCATTGCGATGTATCCTCAAGATCATAGTGTAAGTAAGTTTGTTCAGTCTTTCCCGTGGCTCGTAGTGTAATCGAGTTAATCCCCGACTACAACTACTTTTTACTCAGAATGCATTCAATTCGCGAAGTTTATCCATGTGCAGGATATACTGATCGATGACACTACCTTCATCGGCATCAAACACCATCGGGTAATCAGCTTGTACGCTGTCGAAGATCGCTTTTGCCTTGTTCGTTGCGGACACGGCAAGTTGATAAGGGCTGTAAGTGGCGTCCTTTTCGAGGAATCGAACGTTGTATGGAATTTTGTCGTAATCATCACAACTGGTCAGTGTCGATACGATTTCAATAGCCTTCGCTAGATCACTGTTAGGGTTATCGACGATGTAACGTTCGGCGCGACCAATAATCTCATCAGACAACCGAGTGGAATCGTAATCAGTGTATTTACCCATGATCGATTTGATATCGACCTGGTCGGCATACTGGTCAAGGCTACGTTTCAACGCAATGGCGCGGATATAACCGATGTCGTAGGTGTCAATGACCTTGATTGCATCTGCACCAAACATCTTTTCAACTTTCTTCAGCGATGGCGCTTTGATAATGATCAATGCGTCAAGCTTGAAGATGCGGCAGAACGCATACAGAGAACCTGCACTGATAGTGCAAACACCGTGATTGAACTCCAACCCATCGTTGACGTCTGCTGGACTACCGACAAGTGCCTTTGCAGGACGCTTGATAGACACTTCACTTTCACCGTAACGTTCCTGCAGGATCATGTACTTCTTACCTTTGACCGCATCGTCGGTGATGACTTTGTTGTCTTGGTAGCTGTAGGTGAGGATGCCAGTTGTTGGGTCTTTGATCACTTCAAACAGCTTCACACGCACGCTGTCAGCGCCTATACGGGCAGCGGCTTTTGCACGTATTGTAGGCCCTTGCAGGAGTTTCTGTGCATCGCGTTGGGCTTTACGCTCAGCCTTATCGATAGCCAGAAGGTCGGCCGCAACTTCGAATTCAATGTACTCACCGAAAGCTTCAATCAGTTCATCTTTGATTGATTGTTCAACCATTGCATTGGTGAAGAACACACCAAAGAAGTTGACAGCCTCTTTGACCAGATTACGGGCAACACGCTGGAAGCCTTTGTCGTTGCCCTGCAAGATAACGATCTTACGCTGGCGCAACTTGCTGAAGGTCATTTGTGCGATGTAGTCGAGTGAATGCCGCTTCACCTGACTGCGACGGTTCTCGGCAAAGTAGTAGGTGTCGATAGTATCGTCGGAGTCTTCAAACGCATCACGCATTACTGTGATGAAGTTGTTTGAAGCAAGGGTATGGATACTTTCCATTTTGTAGGTAAACATGTCATAAGCCCATGAACCTACACTTTCCTCAACCAGTGCGATTGCGTCAGGAACGTTGTCGATCTCGTTGTCAAGTTTGGCTTGTGTTTCAGCACAGAACTGACTGATCACTTCCTTAACGCGCTTGATGAACTGCTTTTCAGTTTCTTCATCAAAGGAGATTGTTTCACGCGAAGCCGCAACATCAAGTTCACCGATGTCGAACATGACTGTTAAGGTGTTGTTCCTGAAGAACGCGCATTCGCTTGAGTTGAAGTGTGAGGCAAAGGTCTCAGACACGCCAGGCACGTGGTACGCAACGTTGCCCATCACTGCGGTAATCGTGTTGCGCTCCCAACCATCCTTCGAGTAGGTCGACCAGAACGATCCATCTTTGGCAAGGCGAATCGCTTTGCTGTTGTCAATGCTGATCGTAGCACCGACGATTTCAGGGGTGATAACAAACCACTTGAAGACCTTCACCGCATCATTGTTGAACTGATTGAAGTCAGTTGTCTTGACAGGCACAGTCACGCGCACGCCATTAGGTTCGTCTGTTGGGCTACTGCTGATCAGCGATGTGGCTGGCTCACCTTGCATGTTGATGTAGGCATTGAAGTTGTATTCAAAGCCGTTCTTACGTGTGCGGATGTTGAAGCTGTCGCAGTAGGAGAACGGGGTTTTCGAACCGAGACCAAACCCACCAATTACATCGTTGCTTTCTGTCTTGGTTGATGTAAAATACGAGGTATAGAT